ACTAAAGTCACGAGACTCTGCTCCAATCTGCTTTGTATTTTCCAAAGCCTTCATCTCATCAGTGTCCTTTTCAAAATAAATTGCAGGAAGCATTGATGTAATAGAGTCTACCACAATTAAATCAACCCCAGCATTCATTAAAGCCACACCCACATCTACCATATCGCTGATAGTTCTTGCTTGTGAGTAGATCAATTTTTCTGGATCTACCCCCATTTTACGAGCCCAGTCTTCAGAATAAGACATCTCTGAATCAATCCAAGCACACAACTTTCCTTCTGATTGTGCAAGGGCAATCATTTGCAAACACATGGAAGACTTTGCAGAAGACTTACTTCCCCAAATCAAAACCTGTCTGCCATATGGCAAGCCTCCACCCAGGGCTTTGTTCAGTCCAAAACTAGGGGTGGGCTGATACTCAAAATTTACACCAATACCACTGCCAAGTTTCTTTCTTAACTTTGGGTCTAACTGTGCTAATGCTTCTTCGATACTAACTGACATGTACATCCTCCAATGTTACGGTTCCGTCTTTAGTCTTGCCAAAATCAAACTTATAATACTTTCCTTCTTCAATATGCATATATGCTTTTGCAAATGATGTTGGAAATACTGTTATTGAGTGCAGGTCTCTTTTTGTATCTGCTAAAGTCAATGATGCCATTTTCTTGCCTGCTTTGGTAACTCTAGGCTTAAAAGAAACAACAAACATTTCATCATCTTTGTATGGCAACTGTTTATATCCTAAAAATTTAACCAGCGCATGGGACGAACTTTTTATTTCATCAGACGGTATGAAAGATACAATCCTGTTATCGTTACAAAGGACCAAATAAGAACGACCCGTCTCAATAGCGGTATTTTCATCATCAAATATACCGACAGACCCAGTCTTATCCAAAATTTCAACTCGTGACCATCCTGTTCCCCTCTTAATAGATTTTACCATACCCATGAATATATAGGAACCCTTTTCTTCAAAATCAACAATGTCCTGAATAAAAGCGTAGTAATGAGAAGGTATAGTAATGTTAAACTCTGGAAGATTTAAATATTCATATAAGTTTTCTTTAATCTCTTGATCATTTCTAGGATTATCTGGAAATGTTGCTGCACCAATTACACGAAGTGCCTGAAGTGCACGAGAGTTTACTCCATTGCCCTTTGTGAATGTAAACTCTTCAAGTTCTTTGTAAGACTTAAAAGGTCGTGCCGATATATATCGTTCTGCAATCTTATCAGAGATAAACTTGATCGCCGAGAGTCCAAACCGAATACCCTTACCCTCAATCTTAAAATCAATATCCGAATCGTTAATGTGAGGTAGTTTAATGCTAATCCCCATTCTTTTCGCTTCAATAAGATATTCAGTTCGTGCATCTTTATCCTTTTCATTCTTTAGAAGTGCAAACATAAACTCTAGTGGATAATAATACTTTAGCCATGCTGTCCAGTATGATAGTGTGGAGTATGCTACGGCGTGAGACTTGTTAAATGAGTACCCTGCGTGAGCCTCAAAGTCATGCCATAAGTCACGAGCATTGTTTGGGCTAATAAAACGAGAAGCACCCTCTATAAACTTATCCTTAAATATGTCAAACTCTTTAGCATCTTTTTTCTTTCCAATAATCTTACGAACCTTGTCAGCCTCAGACATAGACATACCGCCAAGGTGTACGCAAGCCTGCATAACCTGCTCTTGGTAAAGAATGCAACCATAGGTTTCTTCTGTAAATTCTTTTACAACTTGATGAATATAGGATATATTCTGACGACCATGTTTACGATCAACATAATCTTTTCCAATTGTATTCATTGCGCCTGGACGAACAAGAGCATTTGAGGCAGCAAGTTCTGCTAGATTTTTTACACCCATCTTAATTAGTAGGTTTGTGTATGGTGCTGCTTCACACTGGAACACGCCCTTTGTATATCCATCTGACAGCATTTGATAGACATTTTTATCATCCATATCTATTTTAAGAAGGTCAATCTTTTTGCCGTCACGCTCTTTAATTATGTTAATAGTGTCTTTTAGAACAGACAAAGTCTTTAGTCCTAATGCATCTATTTTAATAAGGCCAACCTTTTCAGCCTCTTCCATATCAATACCGACAACTGGTATGCGATCATCAGATCCAGGAGAAGAACGAGTCTCCAAAGGCGCATACCTAAAAATTGGATCCTTACTAGTAACAACACCAGCAGCATGAATACCAGTTCCCCTAATACGACCACGAAGTTGTTCACCATATTCTTCTACCTCTGGATATTTTTCACGAAACTCTAATGTTGATTTTGATGTACAGTAGTCGTCCCACGAATCTACTGTCTTTAGAACCTTGTTTACATCTGACAAAGGAATATTCAGAACTCTGGCAACGTCTCTAACAATTCCCTTGCCAGTAAACTGAAGGAATGTTGCAATAGATGCTACATGTCGGTACTGTCTTACAAGATAGTCTTTAACCTCTTCACGCCTAGTATCCTGAATATCTGTGTCAATATCTGGAAAGTCATTACGGTCTGGGTTAATAAATCGGAAAAACAATAGATTGTGCTGAATTGGATCTATATCTGTAATTCCAAGGGCATAGCAAACCAAGGACCCAGCAGATGACCCACGACCAGGTCCAACCAGAATCTCTTCTTTCTTTGCCCAGTTAATCATGTTGCTAACAACCAAGAAGTATGGAGCAAACTTTTTATCCTTGATAATTTCTAACTCTTCGTTAAGCCTGTCTATATACTGCTTGTTTTCAGACAACCCTCTTGCTGTCAAACCTTCCAATGAAATCTTTGCAAGTTCCTTATCTGGACTCTTATACTGAACTGGCAGCAAGTTCAAGCCTTCTTGAATTTCGTAATCTTCTACAGTATCTGCAAGCGATAGTGTGTTTGTGTATATATCTTCTCTATCAATACCCTGCGATTTCATGGCTGCCTTCATCTCTTCATAAGAAAGCAAATGAATATCAAACTTATTAAATGTTATCTCTCTATCTTTACCATAAAGCAAGTCTAGCCTGTCCATCATGTTAGAACACTTTGCCGACTTAGCATAAGAAACATCTTTAGAAAGTTTAGCATGGGTGTTCATAATTAGTTTAAATTCTTGAATTTCTTTTTGCCCTGGGTGAGAATGGTGGCAGTCTGGAGTAACAATAGCCTTAATGTTAAACTCATCTGCTAAATCCAAAAGGTATTTATTTATGTGGGCTTCGTTGTGTGGCATAACCTCAATATAATAATCACTGCCGAAGTTATCTTTAAACCAACTAATATACTTCTTAGCGAGTGCAAATTCTTCTTCTTCTAAAGCCTTTACTAGCACACTGCTTGGGCAGGCAGAAGAAACAATAATTCCTTCTTTATATTTTTCTAATATCTTAAAATCAAACCTAGGTTTTTTAAAGAAACCATCGGTCCATGCTATTTCGCTTATCTTGTTTAGATTTTCTAAACCAATTTTATTCTTGGCTAGAAGGATAATGTGATTATAGACAAGATCTTGCTGACCTTCTCTTTCATTCTTATCACGCTTATCGGATATATCAGAACACATATATCCTTCTAGCCCAAGAATAGGCTTAATGCCCTTTGCTTTTGCAACTCGGTACAGTTCCCGATGCCCAGACAATGTTCCGTGATCTGTGATAGCCAATGCTGGCATACCAAGTTCAACTGCTCGGTCTACTAATTCTTCTGGAGTAGCAATCCCGTCAAAAAGACTAAAGTGGGTATGGACATGTAGGCCTACGTAGTTCATCTTACCAATCAGTGTTGGTAGACGAAGTTACTGACGGACCATCAAAGCCCAAGTAGAACGCTTCTTGTTCTGCGTAAGGAACCTTCTTAAGCGCTGACTCCAAAGGATATGGTTCGATACCCTTCCAGTCAAATGGCTCCTTGTCTGGTGCTGATGGAATAAGTGTATAGTTTGTTTCAGTTCCCTGGCCGTTACGCTTCAACTTCCAAACTACATTCGAGATGCTTCCTGTTTCTAGGGCATACTCACGAATTGTATTAAATGATGATTGCTTGCTGATACCCATTGACCAGATAGCAACATATGGTGCCTCAATGCCGTCGTCGACTAGGACATTGCAATAAAAGCGAAGACGGCCACGCCATCCAGCCTTTGGATCTTTACGGTGCATTTCTTCAGCCCAGTCACGGCCTTCTGATTCCATAGTATCTACAGCACGACGCTTATAGTCTTTTGGATTAACATGTTCTTTGACAACAAGAGCAAGTCCACGGCTATCGCTATAGTTAGCAGAGTCCTCGTCTAGTTCTTCAATGAAACGGATTTTTACTGACTGACCATCAGCAAGTTTTAGCCACTTGATCTTTGGTCCGTCGTTTTCATATTTTGGCTTATCGAGCAGGGCATTGATATTTTTTAGTCCCTTAATAACGCTCATAGTTTTCTCCTTTGTGTGTTTGTATTAGTTTAGCATAGACTCTATAGATTTGTCAAATGAAAAGTCTAAATCTTTTATTTCATTATCAGTCATATCGCCTATATCTTTATATTGTTTATTTAGTTTAACTATAGAAACACGAGATCCAAGTTTTTCAATTATCCTGTCTTTCATGTTTCCACCTGCCTCATCATTATCAGCAATAACAATAATGTTATTGAAATACTTTTGAAGCAATTCTATTTGTTTGCTAGAGACATTTGCGCCAAGTGTTGCCACTGCAGGCATTCCTAATTGATCTAGCCTGATAGCATCAAATGATGACTCCACAACATATACTCTATCAGATTTCTTTACACGATGCAAGTTAAAAAGGGTTTTGCTTTTTGGCAAGCCTGGAGTATTTTTAAAATCTTTACCTTCAACTGATCTACCAACAAATCCCAAGGGGATTCCTTCTGGGCTATGTACTGGAACAGTAACCATGTCTTGTTTATCGGAATAGCCCAACGAGAACTTAGAAAATGATGGAGGATATATTTTTCTATATGAAAAATAGTTTTTTGGTCTTTCAGAAGCAACAAGGTTGTTGTGTAATCTTTTAATAATTAGTTCATCAAAAGGCTTATACTTTTCTTCTTCAACTAATGCACGATCAATATCTATAGCAAGATTACTCTGCTTTTCTTTGCTCTTGATAAACCTGGCAGCCTCAAAATACGATCTTCCAGATGTATGCATTACAAGTTCTGTTAGGTCTGCCGATTTTTGGCATGAGAAACAAAAAAACATTCCGCTATTTTTTTGGACTTCTCCTGCTGGGGTTCTGTGATTATTGTGAAAAGGACAAAATATTATAAAGTCTGCATCTAATTCTGATTCAACCGTTACGCCTGATCCCGTAAGGACTCTTTTGACTTGCTCTGCTGTATATTGATTGGATTGGTTCCGTCTACCCCTGCTATCCATTCGCTCTTCCTTTTCCCTGCGTAAACTCCGTGTATAGATAATTCAAACTCAAAAAACCCTTTTATCTCATTATACCTTATTGTGAAGTCTGGGTCAATATCAAATCTTGGAACATATCCACTCAGCCTCATTTCTGATACTAGCAATCTTATATATTCTATTTTTAGTCTTCCTATTAAAGCCTCGTCCTGAATAACCCCATCAATATAAAACTTCCTCAAAGACTTATGGTGATAAAAGTCTGGCGGTATGTTTTCCTTGTTTTTTGGCATACCATATTATACCTACTTATCTTCAAAATCTTTGTACCTATAATAGCCTTTGTCAAAATCACATTGAACTAGGAAATCTCCCATAAAGCCATTTCTATTCTTTCTAAAAGCACACTCAATAATATCACTGTTTGTACCTCGCCCAAGGGCTAAGACCCAGTCAGCATCATATGCAATCTGCCTAGACCACGCTGTTTGACCCAATGTTGGGACTGTAGACAAATCGTTTACATCGTCAGGTGTAGCAGAGGAAATGGCAATAATAGGAACCTCTTCGCCAATAGCCATGAGTTTGAGTTCTCTTGAAAGGTTCTTCATTCGTACCGTTTCATTATCTGACTTCTGATTGGGAGCCATCAACTGAAGGTAGTCAACGATTACAAAGTCTGGCTTATACTGATCGATCTTTCCACGAAGGACTGATGGATTAATTTCTCCACCCTGATCGTTTGAGATAATGTGAAACTCTGGCTTACCCTGTAGATTTTTGGCATGCCAATCTTTAAGCATTTCTAACTCTACTTCTCCATTACTTAACTTTCGGTGTGACCAACGACCTTCACCCATAATGGTAAAGACACGATTACGCACTTCTGTTTCGCTCATCTCAAGACTTATGACTAGTGGGCTACGACCCTGTTTCCAGGCCTGTACAGCGAAATAGAGAGCCAACCACGACTTTCCGATACCTGGATATGCCAAGAAGACTCCCAACTGCCCTGGCATGATTCCAGAGGGTAGGTAGTTATCAAATCCTGGCAGGCCAGTCTTGATGCCAATATGACCTAGTGCTTGTTGCTTCTTTACATTTTCAAAGTAGGCAATCGCAGATTCTAGGTCAGTAACATCAATATCACGAATAGCAGCAGTGTTCTTTTTTAACTCTGAGGTCTGTGTTATTAGATTTTCTAAAGCCTTGTTACCCTCACCCTGCTGAACATCACTAGCAGCAGATCTTAAAATATCTTTTAGGCTATCTCTTAAATATTCTCCCTGAAGTTCATCAAGATGGTGCTTGGTTGCACCCACCCCTGGAACTGGGTCAAAGTCTCTGAACTTTTCACTAACTAGGTCAACTGGCGGTAGCGATGAGTTGTTTTCAAAATAAAGCCTGATGAAGTTCCAAATATCTGCATGTGTTCTGAGAAGATTTTCTACATTGGCCTGAAGAAGAACATGTATTTGTTTATCTTGCAATACAGCAGTTATTAGTTTTGACTCTGTGCTATTCACTTAACCACTCCTTTGCCATTATCCTACGCTCTGCTCTTTCTGCATCGTCTCGCTCTTTATCTAATTTTATTTGAAGTATTTTTTCTGCGTTATATGCAAAGTAATTCCAAGAAGGGGAATGAGCAATGCTGAAATAATAATTTAATAAATCATAACAACCGATCATTCCGTAAGATTCAATAAGTGCATCGGCAGCCCACTGCTCTACATTAAGATTAAGAGAAGGCTTCTGCTCGTATCGCTGTGTATACAACTTGCTGTAACGACTAAGCAAAGCCATTCGGTCTTTGCGGTCTGCCATTACTTTGCTTCTGCTTCAGTCTGTGCTTCTAAAATTTTTGCTGTAAGTTTATCTTCAACAAACTTATAAACACGCTCAAAAGCCTGATCTGTATTTTCGCCATCTCGCTTTGAGTCAGTTACGCCAAGGTCTAGCCTTAGTGATTGAAAGTTGCCTAGATTTAGAGTGTATCCTAGAGTTACGGACACCTTAGTTGGTTCATTTTCCATTGTTATACCCTTCGCTAAATAGACTCACTCCATACAGGAATGAATCGTCCATCTTCTGTTTTCGTATATGTAAGTATACCATCGCCCATTCTTCGTGTCAACTCAGCCTTGCTGGGCGTAATGTCATTTGTAATTAATCCATCTTTTCTTGGTCTACCAATATGGTATGTAGCCAGTATATCACGAATCTCTTTTACTTGCGACTCAGAGTAATATGATCTAACACGAAAGCCCCTTGCTCCACCCTTTTGAGATCCTTTTGGAAATGGAATAATTCCTCTACGCATAAGAGACGGCATATATTTTTTATGACGATTAACTAGATTAGCAGTCTCTCCAACTGTGTATGCTCGTTCTCTATTTTTTTTAAAATCATTAATTAAACAACTTTCAATCCTGTCTTTATTAATATTATAAACAGACATGATTCCGTTAGATTTGTTTAAATGATGGATTCTAACAAGATCACCATTTAGAAACCAAACCTTTTTATTCCCTGGTATTACAGGGAGGACATTGTAGCCTTCGCTCTCAATTGTTCCCTTTTTAATAGCCATATGCCCTCCTGTGAATTACTAGGTGGATGAAAAAATGTTCTTGACCCACAAGACATGCAATACATCTCAAGATTATTAATTTGTGAGTATTGTCTGTCGACAAACATTCTTCCTTTGCATCTTTTACAAAAAATCATTAATTAGGAATTCCAACTACTATTAGGTTGATTCCAACCGATGTGTCTCCACCAACATTAAATTTTACAGTTCCTTCAATTTTAGAAGTAGAGATGCTTAGTATTGTTACTGTAACATCTTTTCCAGCATCTGTATTACCTACGTTTACTGGGGTTGCGGTAACTATTGGTGGAAACTTAAACTCACTTGGCAGGCTATAAGAAAAAGATTGGGTCGATCCTGCTGTTTGGGTAGATCCAGATGTAACCTGAACATAGCCACCGATAATTCTTGCCTCAGATGTTTTTACGCTTTGCTTTCCTGAATTTGGTGTGTCTACAGTTACATATTTATATATTGATGTAGACGCCTGTGCAGAAAGATCATTAACAGCCTTAACTATCTGATAAAGATATGTTACGTCTAAAGGCTGCCCTCTTTCGGGTAAAGGTAAGATTGCCATAATATAATTATACCAGACTGACTATCCCAGAATCATATATCTTTAAGTCCTCATTTATTACTGGGTTAATAGATGATGCTTGAACTACAACACGAACAGATGTAGTTCCTGTTTTTATAAATGAATAGTTTGAAGACCCTGTTGAAGCCACAAAGGTAGGTAAAGCAGAATCAAAACCTATAAAAACATCATAAAGTGTTTGTGCAGAAATTTCTCCAGCAGACCAATTTACCATAATAGTATTTCCGATAACATTTATATCTCCTATGCCTACCAAAACATCTCCAGACTGAGCAACGAATAACTGAGAGTATGCGGACTTTCTGTTCTTATCATCTGAAATTATTCTAAATCGTAAAACTACAGAATTGTCGCCCGTTACCCTTCCTAAAGAATCTTTTTTAATAACAACATTTTTTATTCCCTTATCTGGAGTGTTTGCCATAATTAAACATCCAAGACAAATCTAAATTCTATGTAATTTGTAGTGTTGGCTGACTTTATAATAGGCCTTGCTTGCACATTTTTAATTACAGAATATCCAGTTAGACCATACAGAGAGTTTGTAGATGTAGTATTTTCAACTCTTAAACCATCCAAACATACATAGAAAGAATCTGACGGCAAGTTATTTTTAGTAATAGAAACATAAATCTTTGCCACAGAAACATCGGACCAATTAAATCTTAAACTTTTATCAAGTTGCTGAAAAGTTTTGCTGACTACAACGTATCGGTTATTTGCAAAATCATGCTTATGTTCTGAGGTTCCTAAAGTATAGCCAACATGATCTACATCAACCATAAACTTTGCGTACTGAGTAGTTGAGTTTGGTCCAGTATGAGAAAACTCCAACAAAATTTTAACATTGTCTGGAATACTTTCTGCAGAGTTTGCCATTTTATTAACAACAGAAAATGCAAGCCTTAACTCATCCAGTGGGCTATTTTTTGTAAAGTCTACAGAAGTTTGATCCAATATAATATAATCTGATCCAGTTAATGGCACCATACTTCCTTGTGGATTATATGATAAAGAAGATGTATCTCCTCTCATTGCTACGATATTATTTAAGAATCTACATCTTTCGTTTCTGGCAACTCTATCAGACTGAGTAAAAATTGTGTTGTCGGCATTTGTAGAAAAAACCTTTGGTGTTTGATTTATGGATCCATTATTTTCACTACCGTCTAGAGGTCTATACTCTGAAGCAATTGCAGTCGGAGACTCTCCATCTATACTATATAGCCAATTGTCTGTGTCTGCAAAAGAATAAACAACTCTGCTATCAAACGATCCAGCGACTGGGTTTGATCCTGCAGAAAATATTCCAACTTCGGTAATCTCATACCTTTCCTCTGTTGGCAATTCTGCTGTTAATACTACTTTTGATAAACCGTTTTCATTTACAAATCCCCTAGAAATAATAGGGGCACGAAACATTTCAAAATCTAAAGACTCTTTATTTTTTAATATTGCCAACTGCTCAGTAGTAAAAGTATGATTAGAAGCAACTGGCTTTGCTCCACACCCTACGGCAATGTGGGACGCATATGATGGCGTCTGCCCGACAAGGTACTTTGCTAAAAGATTTTTTCCTATATTAGTTATCATTGGCTACTCCCATAGTATATTGTATCATCAAAAATGTTTCCAGCGGTGAGTATTTCAACCTCAACCTGTTCGTTTTCTTTCATATTAACAAGATTTATTACAAGGTCTCCAGTTATTGGGTCTATGTAAATTGACTTGCAGTTTGGAGTTTTTATCCACTTGGTTTTATCCTGCTCATTTGGATTCGTTGGTGGTGGGGAAATATCGTATCCAGTACCGCATATGGGAAGTCTGTCAAGTATAGACAAAGATAGTGACTTAAAGTAAGAGTCGGAGGATTGAAGCCTTAATACATTGTTTGGGTTATACTGTAAATATAGATCTGTTAAATTTTTAATTGGAGCGTATATTACTTTTTGACCATTTATCAAATCATGCCTAGAAATTGTTGCAAGTTCATACCCACCAATATCTTCAAATATTAAGTCTGTCATTATTTCTATTGACATGGTTTCGTCATTTGACAGTATAAGATCTGGCGTTGCAATCTTTACAGAGTCATCATCTTTTTTCTGGGATGGCTCTGGAATTGCTGCGACAGCAGAAAGATAAACAGGGTTTACTGATTTAATTGGACTTGACATTATACAACCTCACTTAAAAACAAAGTCATGGACGGACCATCAGAACTTCTAGAAAATTCAATATTATAAACAACAAACCTATTGTTTGGATTTGACGCCATACTTATATCATTTTCTTTATAATCTACACTAACAATATCGCCAAGTTGAATTGTTGGTATTGCAAATATCTGAACACCTAAAGACCTTCTTGGCTTTGTAATTTTTTCAACTAGCCATTTCATTAAATTGAATGCCTCATCCTGTGACTGAACATATGTTGTGTCTATTGCAAAATCTTTTTTGCCGTAAGTCATTCTGCTAAGTTTAATATCCTGATAGTCCTGCTTAAATTTATAAGGGTTTGATATTAATTGATCAGCAACAAACTGGGGATTTGAAACAAGACTATTTTTATTAAAGTATTCATCAACTGTTAAGTTGTTATCTGACTGTTGTGTAAATGTAATTCCTTGCATTCTTAAATAGTTTCCGCTTGTCTCATCTAAAGAAAGGGGTGCATCAGTTGTATTAAAAACCAAAAATTCTGCTCCATATGATCCTGCTCTAAAACCAGAAATTGCATATCCTTTCATTTTATTAAATGTAGGAGATATTTTTGCGCTTAATGCTGGATAGGCTTTATCATATTTAAAATTAAATGCTGCAAGTTCTCTCATTATACTTCCAAACTCCTCAAAATAAATATCATACTTAGGTGGCTCAGAAGACCCAACTCCAGTTAAATATGTATTTTGTATTAATCCGCTTATAGAGTATTTTCTAAATGATTCATTGACATCTAACTCCGAGTCTCCAAAAACAGAGTTGACTGGAGCACCTAAACGGAAAGATGTGTTTTGAGAATAGTTATTGCATAGAGCGTATACATTTTCAAACATTGCTCTTGAAGATCCTCTTGTAAATAGTGCAATATTTGAGTATACTGGAAGCGGATCTGTATCGTCTACAGTCTTTATCATAACGCCATTTAAATATAAATAGAACCTTCTTGTTGTTCCTATGTCTTCGTATTCTACGGCCAAGTCATATACCGTTGGATTTTCTTCAGCAAAACTTCTTGATTGTCCAGTAAATTTACCGTCGTCAACTGTGATCTCACCAAGACCGTCCCAAAGTTTTATTGGCACGGCTGCTCCATTATTAGATTTTATCTTATAAAAGAATACATTGCTAATTCCTTGCTTTTCTTTTTTAGACAAATTTCCTAATCCCAATGCTGCTATTTCAAAATAATAACCAACATTAGTCAATGGATTTAGCATTACCCCTATTCCAGCAGAGCCTCCATAAACATTTATATTTTTATCTGGCGTTGATCCATTAACAACAAAATATGTTGACGAGCCATTTGATGTCTGCCCTCTGTCCTGATTGTTTTCTATCTTACCGACAATTCTCATTCTTGTTCCAAAGTGCTTATACTTTTTATTTTCTAACGACTTATGAACATATGATATAAAATCCCTAGGCTTTTCTTTTGTAGTAAAGTTTGGACCAGTTAGAGATAGGGCAGAAGATTGTATTGATCCAGGCTGTTGCTGGGTCTGTGTAGTTATCTCTCCAGTTAGAGTTGTAGAAAGAAAGTTTTTTATAAGACCAGTTCTTGATGCTGTTCTTCCTATTGCATCGGCAGACGCACCAACATCTGTTGTCTTGCCTGCAGACCCCACCGTAGTTGCAGGAATTGGAGTTTTGCCATCGAACAAATACTCAGATTCCATATGGCAACCTTTTATATTTTCATCAGACTTCCAGTATTCAGAAATTCCAGCAGAGTGTGCAACAATAGTAGTTCCAAATTGTCCACGACCATGCTTGACCACAGGACCATTTTGAAGTTTTACAATCCCATTCTGTTCAAAGTATTTAGGCTCAGAATAAATTCTAATTAAACCTGTTGGATATATTTTGCCATTAAACGGAAGTTTTGAAAAATAGTTTTGATAGTCTTCAATAGATGTAATCCATACATTTCCAAAACCAGTAACATTGTGTTGTACTGCATCATATTTTATAATCTCGCCCTGGGAATAAAAATATCCGTTATATCTAGCAATCCAAAAAACTGCCTCGCCTAAATTAAATGTATTATTAATTACAACATTATTCTTTACTATTGGAACTTCTGCTGATAGGTCTGAGTTTAGAGGAATTGCAGTAAGCAAATAAGAAGACTGAGTTCCTATTTCATTATTTAGAGACTTGGTGTTTTCTGTTCCAGAAACTTCCCAAAGTAGTGCTGGCTTATAAACATAATACCTTTCTTCATCTAATAAACTTGCCTGCCTAATAGACCCTACAGATCTCTGAATGTGTCTTGGCGTATAATTTATAACCCCATCATTATATACAGAATTTGATTGTGCTGAAACTGAAATAATGTTGGCAATTTTTGCGTTTGGCAATGTCTTATTGTTTATTGCTTCTTGCTGAAACAGGTCATTCGTTCCTTTAAGTTGAAAAACTGTTGGCCTCTGTTCTACAGTTGGCATTATATAATTTTTGCTCATCATAACAAAGTTGTTATATTCATCAAAAAACATTGCTGTCTGAGTTGATACAGCCAAGTCTTCCAACACCTCTGCAACACTTCTATCTGGAGCAATAAAAAAATATGGAATTATTAATTCTTTTTCATTTTGAACTCTTTTAAAAGTGTAATTAGAAAAACCAATATAGTCTAGCAATAAAGAAACTGCAGAACTAAGGGATACCTCTGTCATTAAAATTTGTGGAGCAGTTATTGATTCTAAATACCAATACATGTCTCTTAATGAAATAAAAACTGCTTTATTCATTATATCTGATTTTGGAAATGAGTCAGAATATAAAGTTTTAATTGGAACCCAATAATCCCACCCATCAACATCCACTATGACCTCATAGAACTTAAACTGTATGTGCCTGTCAATATATTTGCTTATAATACTTGCAGAATTATTCTCATTAAAAGCCTGATCATAATCAAATATATTTATCGATCCATTTGAAGCAACTAGTTGTCCGACTGGCAATCCACTTACACCAAGGTCGGAGGCACTTTTGTTTATTGAATAATCCAAGGTTTTATCAGATATGTTCATAACAAGTCTTGGAGATATTTCAATTAGGTCGAATGTAGAATCTTTGACATTCATTGTGTCTACAACAATTCTTACGCCAGAAATATATTCAAACTCTCTATATTGTATTTTTCCATCTAGAGATCTAACAAACTTGCTTGGATCTGTTGCGTCTACAACAAAATTAGTTAGCCTATCTACAGTTTCATCTTGAACATACCAGCCATACTTTGGTCTAATAACTGTATAGTCTTGTCCATTCCAAATATGATATTCTCCTATATCATTTTCGTTTTCTTTAATTAAGTATGCATAGCCAACTACAGACTCTTTTGGCAAAAATAGTTCAGTTGGATATGTTTCTGCAAATACAAAATTTGCCCTCCACTCTTCTGGAACAATTAGCCCATAGGCAACCTCAACATACCCGTCGCTTTTAATAATTGAAGAACCGTCTCTTCTTCTTTTTGATGGATCAAAAGATATAATGTCTTGCCAATTATTATCTTTTAAAACTTGAATTTTCCATTTGCTAGGAGTTTTTTGGTTTAACTCTCCAAAAAATGGATCAGCAAAAGATCCCGTAGAAGACGAAAAAGGTCCTAAGTTTTCTGTTCCAGTATGCGTTTGCATTTTAACAACAACTCTATTGGCAGGTATTTTTTCTTTATAAACTACAAAAGGACAGGCATCTTCGATATCGTACTGAGATCCACGAACCTTAGATGCAATACCATATTCAGAAAGTGTGTCAATTGTTCCTAGTTTTTGTTTACCATCTTTATCTAAAAATACTTGAGAAGAGCCATAGGAAACAGAAGCATCGTTGTAAGTATATTTATATGTTACCTCTGACCTATACGATGTCCAGTATTTAAATATATCGTTTTTGTCTGGCATGTAATATCTAGGTCTGTCTGCCATAAACAAATTGGGATGATGGAGTTTTCCATTCTCAAAAAACACTGCCTTATTTATTCCAGATCTTGGTCTAAATTGTCCGAAGCAGTCTTCTAACGAATACAGGGTTTGTAGTTTTTCTTTTTTAGTTAAAAATGCAGTAGGAGTATCATTATTGTCAAAAGTTCCATCAATTACAACATCTGAATCAGTTGCCCCAGTATAAAAATTACCAGCATCATTAATGTCAAAACTTGTTGGCAAAGAAGAATACACTGTCGATGTTTGTGTTGGCCTATATCTATAGTTACCAATATGCTTTATATTGGTTGGTACATTCATGTTCCATTCTGCAGTAATTACTGACTTGTTTCTAACAGTAGGAGATGTCTCCAAAAATTTCTGCAGGTCTTTGTCTTCAAACATTATACCTCTTCCAGTGTTACAGAAACATTCCAGTAATCAAACTTGGTTCCTCTTTTTTCAACTGAATATGAAAAATCACTTATGAACATTTCGATTAACTGGTTATACTGTCTAAGATGATCGTATGGCTCTGGGGTTCCCTTAAAAATACCTTTTCTATCATATGCCAAGAAAACCCAAAAAGATCCCTTGTGTGAGTCATACCATTCAAGCATATCTGCTCCGCCTGCGCCACCATCTGTTGTATATGACTTATGCGGAGACAATCCAGTTGCAGGATCAAAATTTGGAAAGTTTTCGTGTGATCTAGATGGAATCATATCCCAATTAACACTTACTGTAGTCTTGTCTGCAATATGATAGGACCTCATTCGACCATTGATCATTCGTTCACGCTTTTCAATGCGCTCTGTTTTAATATCGATAGGCTGTCTATTATCATCAGTTAAAAATAAAAACTGATCAATAAGGGATTCATCCTCTATACTTTCTGGATCAGTACCAACCTCAAAGCCAATCGGAACATATATTTTTTTCTTTGGTGTTGTTATACTTGCAGGATCTTCCACAAGCGTTCCAGAATTTTCAGACCAAAGCATACCGCTTGGCCTACTGTATTTTTTACGACCATTAACATATAATAGCCTTGGGTCTAAATCACCTTCTGCCACTTATAGCCACCCCCCTTATCCTTCTATCATCAACCTGTTTAATTGTTGCCATGACTGCTTGTGCAATTTCATTTGGATTTGCGTCAGTCTTAGCGTTTACTGTTAATGTATATGTATTATTATACACTGATCCGCCAACTGCCTCGCCCTTATTTATTTGCTTCATTGTGTCTAATCCATACGAATCAACAGCATACTTACTCATAATAAATTCTCCTGGAGTTAGCATTGCTGGAACTGTATCTGTCCCCCTGGCAAATCCACCCATCGCAAACCTCATTGGATTAATTAGACCACCCTTTGCTAAAGCCTGCATAAAGCCTCCACCGCCACCACCAGATCCTGCTGCAGCACCAGAACCAGTAGGAAGTTTTACAGTAGTTCCAGACCATATCATATTTCCATTCTTATATTTTGGATCATTAGTAAATTTTGGATTTAGGGCCAATAGTTGTTTTAATGATATATTGTTATCTGCTGCAATTTCTGACAATGTGTCGCCAGGCTGAACAACATATTTTGTTGTGCCAGTGTTTGTGTTTGTTTTTGTGTTAGTGTCAGTGGCTGGAACTATTTCTTCTTTTATAGTTCCTTGTTTTACGCAATCATTTCCCACTAAATTATATCCTTCAGGACATACTGTTTTTGTTGCTCCCTCTTTTACGCAATTGTTTCCAACTAACTTATGTCCTTCTGGACATATAATCTCAGTTGTTCCTTCCTTAACACACTTATCTCCGACCTGCTTAAAACCAGCAGGACATACGACCTCTGTTTTACCATCCATTACGCAGTTATTTCCAACCTGCTTATATCCAGGAGGACATACGACAGTTTGGGCTGGAACAACTGGGTCTGTGTTTACCTGCTGATTATTATAGGCATTTATAAGTCTTCCCTGTACATTTAGAGCATCCTGCATTGATTTAACAAATTGGGCACTTGCCACTCTTGCAAGATCTACAGCATTCTTTATTTGTTCCCACTCTGCTCTGGTTTTTTCTAAAACAGTAATTGACTCTATAGATTTTTCTAGAGCAAGTTCATTAAGTCTTAAAGTTTCTCTATTTGGCTCAAGACTCTTTGTTTCAATTTCATAAATCTGATCCTGCAAATCCTTTATTTCTTTTTCAATTTGAATTCTTGTTCTTCCATCTTTGGATCTTAATTCTGAAAGTTCGTACTCCCTGGCCAAACCAAGAGCGTCTCTTTGTCTTGTTAGTGCGTCTGCTGC